AACAGCTTGCCGCAGTTATACAAGCTGAAATAATAAATCAAAAACGCAGTGGAGGTTTACTTGCATAATGGCTACTTTTCCAAGCATCACACCTCAATACTCAACTCAAGAAACAAAAAAACAAGATAATCTGAGTATAAAACTAGGTGATGGTAGAGAACAACGTCTTGTTTTTGGCTTACCAGCAAACAAAAGGCTCATTTCTTTAAGAATGACCTTTAATGTTTCTACAACAGATGCCTCAACTATAGATACTTTTCTTGATGAAAGATTTGACGATCAAGCAAATTTTGATTTCACTCCACCTCATCATTCATCAGCTTTAAAATTTATCTGTACGAGAAGATCAAGAACAGCGATTCTTAACAACAGAGTTGTAATGAATTTAACTTTTGAGGAAGTTGCGGAGGCTTGAATGGCAATACCACATTCAGAACTACAATCTCTTAATCCTTCAGCAATCCTTGAACTTTTTGTTTTAGAGCTTGTAGAGGGCTTGCATTATGCAACAGGAAACCCAGATAGTGTGCCAACAACATTCAGATTTCATTCTGGCTCTAATATGGACAGTAATGGTGAAATTGTCTGGCAAGGCAATTCATATCAGCGTTTACCTATTGAAGCTAGAGGTTTTTCTTATACTGGTAAAGGTCAGACACCAAGACCACAACTAACAATAAGCAATTTTGGTGGTATTACTAGAAGTGGATCTGTAATTGATGTTTCTGGTTTTTTAAAGATTATTAATCAAACGACTGCTCACAATGATTTGTTAAATGCAAAATTAACTAGATTGCAAGTATTAGCATCAAGTCTTGATAATGCAAATTTTAGTTCTGGCAGTAATCCTTTTGGAACTCCCAATAGTGATGAATTACCACAAGAAATTTATTTTATTGATAGAAAAACAACAGAAAACAGATTAGTGGTTCAATTTGAATTAGTAGGTAGGTTAGATGTAGAGAATAAAATGCTACCAGCTAGACAAGTGACAAGAGCAGATTTTCCAGCAGTAGGCACATTTGTAACGTAATGAATTTAATGAAATCTTGGAAAAAAGATGCAATGAAACACGCAGAACAATGTTTTCCAGAAGAGTGCTGTGGATTAGTTGCAAAACAAAATGGAAAAGAAATTTTTTGGAAATGTAAAAATAGAGCTTTCGATTATAAGATGACTGCTTTTGTTATTGATACTGATGACTGGATTGAATGCGAAGATAGTGTTGACGACATAATAGGAATTGTTCATAGCCACCCAAATGGACAGCTTGAATTTTCTCTTGCAGACAAATTATCTTGTAAAGAATTAGACTTGACTTTTTATCTTGTTGAACCAGAGACTGATCGTATGATTAAAATAGAGCCAAATGAGGTCAAATGTTAAGAAAAATAAGAGTTTACGGAAAATTAAGAAAGTTTTTAGGTCAAGCAGAGTTTGAAGCTGACGCTAAAAATGTGATTGAAGTATTTAGTTTTTTAAAATGTAATTTTAAAGGTGTTGAAAAACATATGATGAATCAAGCATATAAAATTACTTGCGGCAAAACAGTTATAACTGATGATCTATTAACTTTAGAAAGCACAAACGAAATAAAAATTGTACCTATTGCAAGTGGTAATCTTTTTGGTTTGTTGCTTGGTGCTGGTGCATTATTTGGTTCTTCTGCTGTTGCGGGTCTTGGAACTTTTTTAGGTCAACAACTACTGGTAAATACTTTATCAGTAATAGGTACAAGTTTACTTATTGATGGTGTGACACAGATGCTAGCACCACAACAAACAAACACACTTTCTGCTGCTAGTGGTATGGATAGTCTTGACCCAGCAGCTTTAGCAACGAATTACAGCTTCACTGGATTAAACAATATTAGTCAGGCTGGTGTTCCAGTAAATTTAGTATTTGGAGAGATAATGGTTGGCTCTATTACTGTCTCAAATGGTATTGATACAGTTCAAGTGGAGGGTGAAAACTAATGCCACAAGCCGCTGCAAGTGGTTTTTTCGGTGCGTTCGAAAAAGCTGGATTTACTAACCCTGATCTACCATCAGATGCACTTTCTTCAAAGCAATTTAATACTTTGATTGATGTAGTTTCAGAAGGATTAATAGAGGGAAGTGCTACAGCTTCAAAAAATGGAATAACTGATACAACATCTACAGAATATAAAAATTCTTTTTTAAAAGATATTTTCCTAAATAAGAATCCAATTCTACAACCAGCAGCAAATGTAACTAGCCCTGCAGATTCAGATTTTAATTATAGAAATGTAAATTTTGATTTTAGATTAGGTTCAAGTAATCAAACATTTATTTCTGGCATTGATGCAACAGAGGCTGAAACTATTATTGGAACAACAGTTACAACTTCAAATCCAGTTACTCATACAGTTTCTTCAAATACAATTAATGCTGTTAGAGCTACTGTAAAATTTCCTTCTTTGCAGTTTTTTGACGACAATGGTGACATCAAAGGCACAGAAGTACAGCTTAGAATAAAAACTATAGAAAATGACGGTACTACTACAACTGTTATTGACGACACTGTAAAAGGTCGATCAACTAATGCTTATTTAAGAGATTATCTTATAAAATTTAAAAGCACAACATCTTTTCCAGTTGCGGTCAGAGTTGAAAGAGTTACTGCTGATAGCACAGAGGCAACTTTAGTCAATGCTTTTAGTTTTCATACTGCAACTAATATTATCTTTGAACAAAACGCATATCCAAACACTGCACATATTGCTCTAAGAATCAATGCTGAACAGTTCCCGAGAGTACCTAGTAGACGTTTCAGACTTAGAGGTATTAAGGTGTCAATTCCAAATAATGCAACTGTGAATTTGGCTGATGGTTCTCTGAGTTATACTGGAACATGGAACGGAACTTTCGCAACTAATAAAGCTTGGACAACAGATCCAGCTTGGATTTTGTACGACATACTCACAAACGACAGATATGGCTGTAATATTCCCGCAGCTAATCTAAATAAATTTACATTTAAAACAGTTAGTGAATATTGTGGAACACAAGTAGATGCTGGTAATGGCGATGGATCTACAGAGCCACGATTTGCATTGAACGTGAATATCACACAAAGACAGTCTGCATTTGATTTGATTAATGATATTTGCAGCGTAATGAGAGTAATGCCTTTCTACGAAGCTGGTGGTATATCAATAGCCCAAGATGCGCCCTCAGACCCTGTTTATTTGTTTAACTATAGTAACGTAACAGAAGATGGCTTTTCATATTCTGGTAGCAGTTTAAAGACACGACACACAGTAATTAATGTTTCTTATTTTGATATGGTCACACAAGAAACAGATATTGAAACAGTTGAAGCTGATAGTGCCACACAAACAAAATATGGTGTAAATGTAAAAAATATTGTTGCTTTTGGAACCACATCAAGAAATCAAGCTAGAAGATTTGGTAAATGGTTTTTATACAGTGAACAAAATACAGGAGAGACTTGCACCTTTGCAACTACGATTGCAGCTGGAACTTTAGTCAGGCCATCACAAATAATTGAAATATCAGACCCTGTCAAAGCTGGAACTAGAAGAGGAGGACTTGTAAAATCTGCAACAAGCACTGTCATTACACTTGATGACTTTGCAAATACAAATATACCAGCAGTTAGTGAATCACCAACTTTATCAATAGTTTTACCTGATGGAACTTTAGAAAGCCGTTCTATCTCAGATGTTAATTCAAATGTTATTACAGTATCTTCGGCATTTTCTCAAACACCTAACGCAAATGCACCTTACATCATAGAAACTACAGCTTTGCAATCAAGTACTTGGCGTGTAATATCAATTTCTGAAAATAAAGATAAAACTTTTACAATAACTGCCCTTGAACATGATGCTGGTAAATATGCTTTTGTAGAAGATGGTGCCGCCATGCCAGTTAAAAATACTTCAACACTTACAGAAATTAAAAGACCACCAGAGGGATTATTTGCTGAAGAAAAAATTGTTGAAATTAATAACAGAGCAGTATCAAAAATTATTCTTGACTGGCAGCCTGTATCTGGTGCTACAAATTATCGAGTTCAGTACAGATTTAACAATGGTGATTTTAATGAAGTTGAGACTTCGGCCAGTAGTATAGACATTTTGAATACTGACACTGGTAATTATGAATTTAGGGTTTTTTCTTGTAATGCAATAGGTCAGCCATCAGCTAACCCCTCTGTTTTAAACTTTAATGCTATAGGTAAGACGGCAGTTCCAGCAAACGTAACAAATGCAACACTTGAACCTATTGATGCAAAAACAGCGAGAATAAGATGGGATCAAACAACTGATCTTGACGTTAAATATGGTGGACAAGTTTATATAAGATTTTCTGAATTAACAAGCGGTGCAAATTTTTCTAATAGTACGGACGTCATTGAAGCTGTTGGTGGTGCAACTACAGAAGCGGTTGTTCCTTTAAAATCAGGAACTTACTCTTTAAAATTTCGTGATACAGGTGGCAGATTTAGTACAACAGAGGCAACAATCACAGTAACAGTCCCAAATATAGGAACAGAGCTTTCGATAATTAATCAAAGAGAAAATCCAAGTTTTGCTGGCACAAAAACAAATACGACAGTTGCATCAAATGAACTTAAATTAACAAATCCATCAACAAACCTTACAGGTTCTTATGCCTTTCAAAATGCACTTGATTTAGGTGGTGTTTTTTCTCTTGAAATACAAAGACATCTAAAAAGTGTTGGTATAAATCAATCTGATCTATTTGATGATATTCCAAATTTAGATTTGCGTGACGATTTTGACGGAAGTGTTGCAGAGCAAACAAATGCCACAGTCTTGGTTAGAACCACAAGTGACGATCCCTCTGGTTCTCCTACTTATGGATCATTTAATAAGTTTTTCAAAGGAACTTTTAAAGGTAGAGGCTTTGACTTCAAATGTGATTTACAAAGTGAAAATGCAAATGAAAATATAAAAATTTCAGAACTTGGATTTGATGCTACTTTACCAGCTAGAACAGAGCAAAGCACAACAATAAAAACATCTGGAACTTCTGCCTCTGGACTAAATGTTTCTTTTGATAATGCCTTTTTTACAGGCACTTCAGCAATAGGTGGATCGACCTCTGCTTATCCACCCGCAATAATGGTTACACCACAAAATATGGCAACTGGAGATTTTTACGAAATTACATCTATTACTGGTTCAGGATTTAACATAAAATTTAAGAACTCTAGTGGTACAGTTGTTAGTAGAAACTTCAGCTATTCAGCGGTAGGATATGGCAAAGGGGGTTAAGTAATGTCATCTGCACAACATGATTATGTAATTGACAATGCTTCTGGTGCTGTCGTCAGAGGTGATATTAATAGTGTTTTACAGGCAATAGTATCTCTTAACTATGGAGCAAATCAACCATCGACCCGCTATCCTTATCAATGGTGGGCTGACACAACAGATAATATTTTAAAGATCAGAAACTCTGCTAATGACGCTTGGATAAATGTCCTCACTTTAGCAGGTGGCGTTGATGTAGATGCAGCTTCTAACTTTAATGAAGATGTTACCTTTACAAGTGCAAACTCAAATAATATTGTTTTCGATAAATCAGACAATTCTTTAAAAATAGGTGATTCAGTACTTTTAAAAATTGGAGGAAGTGCAGATTTAGTAATTCAACATAATGCCTCAAAAAGTATAATCAATGATGCTGGCACTGGTGATTTAGAATTACAAAGAGGCGGTACAGCAGTTTTAAGCATTGTTTCTGGCGGTGTTTCTTTATCTGGTGGCGCAGCTTCAAATATTACGGCATTATCTGATGGTGCGACAATTACTATTGATATGGCTACTGCCTGTCATCATTCTGTTACTTTGGGTGGCAATAGAACCTTTGCTGCGCCTAGCAATCAAGTAGTTGGACAAAGTGGATCTATATTTATAACACAAGACGGAACTGGATCTAGAACAGCCAGTTTTAACAGTGCTTTTAAATTTGCAAATGGTACTGCTCCAACATTAACAACTACAGCAAATGCCACAGATCGAATTGACTATATAATAAAATCAAGTGGTGTTATCCATTGTGCTGTTTCCCTAGATATAAAGTAAATGGCAATTATCCCAGCAACAAAAGATTTTACAGTTGATAGACGAGCAGATTTCGGTTTGCGTCTTACGTTTAAAGACTCAACAAGTTCAGCTATTGACCTAACAGGTTTTACTGTTGCTGCTCAAGTTTGGGAAGAAACCAGAACAACGAAATATGCAGATTGGACAGTTGCTTATACAAATAGATCAAGTGGAATTGTTGATATAAGTCTTACAGATACACAAACAGCAACTTTTTCTCCAAATGAATTAAAATATGATGTTTTATTAACAGAACCTAGCGGAAACAAAAATTATTATTTACAAGGTACACTATACATAAGTGAAGGTTACACAACATGAGCAGTCCTAATTCTGTAACTGTAAGTCAGGTTTCTGATGTCACTACAGTTGAAATCACAACAGCGGGTCCACAGGGACCAGCAGCAGCTGGCTTTACCTTTGATGGAACAAACAAAGTTAATGACTCTATAGTGTATTACGACTCAAGTAGTGATACATTTAAAGCAGATACCACAACAACTAAACTCACACTTGTCAATGGAGGTAATTTTTAGGCTATGTCTAACACAATAAGAATTAAAAAAAGAGCAGCGTCTGGTAGTGCGGGTGCGCCATCTAGTTTATCTCCATCAGAATTAGCGTTCAATGAAGCCGATCTAAAATTATATTATGGTTTTGGAGATAATGGTTCTACCCCACCATCTGCAAGTTCAATAATTACTGTTGGCGGCTCTGGTGCATTTTTTAATAAAACAGATACAAGAACTGCAAATACTGTACTAGTGGGTCCAGCATCAGGATCAGCGGCAGCGCCAACATTTCGTGCATTAGTAGCAGGTGACTTATTAAAACTAAATGAATTTACTGCACCAGATGGTTCTGTAAGTCTCAACAGCCAAAAAATAACAAACTTAGCTACACCTACTGCTGATGGTGACGCAGCTAGTAAGTCCTATGTAGACGGAGTCAGTCAGGGATTAGATGTCAAAGCCAGTTGTATCGC